CTAAAAGGGAATGTCATCGTCTAAATCTCGACTAAAATTTCCCGGTTCGCGCTTCGGCTCAGGCTTTTCCTCGATAGGCCAGTTCGGGGCCCTGAGATTAGCCTCTTTAAGCGCCTGCTGCATTGCAGCCCCTGCAGCGAAGTAGTCTCTGACTCGGCCTTCTTCGTGCATCTGCACAAACTCATCTATCCTGGGCCAGAGTACGTCCACGTAGGGAGTTATGAACTTTTCTGCCTTTTGGCTCGAGTAAAAGAAAGGCCAGTGCTCCCGGGCGAATGTAAGCCGCTGCTCCTCCTCGTAAGTGGGGTATAGCTCTGGGATCGCGGCCATCTTGAGCTTCCGAACGCCTTCGCTGACATCCCAAAGGTCCTCCCACGTAATGTCCGGATCGTATTGACCCTGTTGCGGTATTGAGTTGTTCGTAGCGGCCGTTCTGATGGCGCGCTCCACGACGGTTGTGATCGTCTGCCCATTCAGGCGAGCGACGTAGTCGAGCAAGAACCTCGTTTTGGGATCCAACCGAATCGTCAACATCTCCGTCTTGCCGGCTCTCACATTTGATTTCGCCATTTCTGCTCACCTCCGTGACCGCAAAACCCCCTTACGACGCCTGTGAATTGCGGGCAATAAGAATGTTGCCATTTGATAAGTCCTGACCGTTCATGTAAATAAATGGGAGTACTGAATCGTTGAGGAAGGTGAATGAAAAGAGAACGCGTGGACAGCATGAAGCCTGAATACCTCACGGGCCCCCAAGTCAGTGAAAGGTATCAAATTTCAGGCATGACACTTTACCGATGGCTTCGCGACCCGAAGCTCGACTTCCCAAGGCCGATGGTGGTGAATCGTCGGAAATTCTTCAAGGAGAGTGAACTGGCCACTTGGGAGCGCGAGCGCGCCAAGGGGGCTGCATGACGCAGAATACAGAAAAGCAGCAGGGGCTGAAGTTTGGCGACCGCACCCCCGCTGCCGATCAGACATCGCTTTTGAAGCGACCTCCCAATCACCAACGAATAGGATCATCGATGACGCCACAAGCTAAAGCACACTATCGTATGCGCGTCCAGATTTTGGACAGAGGTGAGCCGGTAGGCCTGCCCATAGCTGTGGAAGGACGCCTTTGTTGGGCGCTCCGCAACCTGATCGATGCCGGCGCCGCCGGATGCACTCCGATCAACCATCCTGGCCCCCGTTGGAGTCATTACACGTGGAAGCTGCGTGGGATAGGCTTTGCTATCGAGACCATTCACGAAAAACACGGCGGCCCGTTCCCGGGCACACACGCGCGGTACGTCCTGCACTCAGAGGTTTCCGTGCTGGAAGACGCGAAGGTGGCCGCATGATGAATGTGGTTGACGATGAGAAGGTGAGGGCCGCCGCTAGGTGGCTCTCCGACCAAAATTCTGTGCCGCCCCACGTCGTTCACGTCCTCAAGACGAAGTTTGACCTCAAGGCATTGCAAGCCTGCGAAGCGTGCAAGCTCGCCCACGAATATAGGCGAGGTACCGCTCAATGACAGCCAAAGCAAAGAAGTCAAAGAAAAAGAAAGATACCAGCCTCGCTACATGGAAGTTCGACCTGGAAAACACGATCAACGCAGATCCGCGACTCGGTCCCGCATGTCTAAAAATAGTGCGCGCCTACCTCGACTTTATGGGCGATATCAATGCTTCCCCGTACCTGTCACTAGTGCACCTGCGTGCACTCACCGCGCTCACGGATCACACAATCATCAAGGCTCGCCGCCAGCTCGTAGATGAGGGTTATTTCAATGAGGTCGGCAAAACCAGCTCCGGGGCGATCAGATACCGGATTGTCAACGCGGGCAAGAATCGTGTTCTCGATCACCTCACCATCACTCGCGAAGTTCTCAAGCAATTTGAGGCGGACAAAAAAGAGGAACGCAGGCGTCGGACCGCCGGCAGCGAGCCCTGTGATTTATCCACTGCAAGAATTGCAGGGCTGGAGCACGATCTGCACTGCAGAATTTACAGGGACAGCACTGCAGAAAATGCAGGGAATTACGTAGAGAATACCGTAGAGGTTATTAGCTATGAAGAGGAGGAACCTCTTTCCTACTCTAATTCCTACGCTGTTGTGTCTCTTGGTGACGATGCAACACAGCCTCTTCCAATACCCGCAAACGACGACGAGGCGGAAAGCATTTTGGACGCGATATGCGCTGATGTGCAGGCCGACTCGGTCAGGCGCACGCTAAAGCTGTTCCTGATGGGTGGGACCCTGTCGCCTCAAAGAGCAATGAACATCTTAGGCACCGATGCGAGGACGGCGGCATGAGCGAAGCGGAGATCATTGTTTTCCCTCTGACGCGGAGGGTCGGGAAGGTCAGAACAGTCGCGGCGACGCTGAAGGCAATGCGCACAGAGAAAATGGCGCGCGCCTATCGGACACAGATCACCGCGGCTCTGCTCAACCAGCTCGGCAAGCTCGGGGTCGATCCAGTCGATCAGCACGAGCCGGTTTTTGAATTTTGGCGCGCGGTCCACGACGAGATTGCGAGAAGCATTGAAGGGGCAGCTTGATGGAAGAACGCTACTTCCCCGTTTGGGATCAGCAGCCGAGCGAAGAATTCGTGAGCGCCTGGCACGACGACCTGAACTCGACTGGCTACCCTGAGATGTTCGATCGGGTGTCCACGGCGCGGCCGTTCAATCTGGCGGACGTGCGCCTGCTCTCTGGTGAATTGCGGGTACCTGTCCTACGCCGTGAAGATCAGTCACTGGTGCCGTGCCCGCTGTGCCAGCCAAACAGTCCGAAATTCAAAGTCGGGCGGATGGCGTGGTTCCCGCACGAAAAGACCGCCCTCTTCATCGGCCATGAATGTGCGAAAAAGCACATCGGCGAAGACTATGTGAAGGCTGACGACCTCTACCGAAAGCAGGCGCGGTGCCGGCGCTACCAGTCGTCGTGGGGCGAGTTTCAGTATCGCCGCGATGATTTGTGCGCATTGGTGGGCCGCATGATGCCGGTTGCAAAAGCTCTCGAACTTTCGCGCTGGCATCAATTAGAAAAAGATGCGCCGGGGTTCGCGCCTTTTCTCCACAACGAACTGACCCTGATGAATGGATCAATCTCCGTCATGGTTGATACCGGGCTCAAGGACGACCGGAAGAAGGGTATTTTCGAGAACCTGCATGTCGGTGTCGTCCGCGGCTATGAAATCCTCGCCACGAGCCGCAAGCCGGTGAAGGAGCTGGAAAAGGCGAAGCAGGTTCTCGACGACATCGCTGAGCCTCTCCCCTCCTGGAACGCCAGCAGCGATGACGCGGCCGGGATGGACGAGATCCTTTCCCGAGGCTTCCGTGCCATGTCGATGCTGAAGAACCTACGAGAGACGCTTGCGTTCATGCGGACGGCGCGGACGTTCTGGGACGCGGAAAACCTCGCCGTGCTCGAGCGCTGGGGGCGAATGGAAGGCTCTCCCTTCGCATCGTTGGAGTTCCGGAGGGAGGGCAATCGCGTTTTCCTGCGGTCGGAGAGTTATCAGGGCAAGCACTACTCGAACATCACTGTTCCGGAATCCCTCTATGCATCTCTCCCCGATCCGGAGAGCTACGCTCCCCTGAGGCCCATCAACGAAATCTACCCGGATGCAAAAACATGGCGCGCATGAGAAAAAGCGGATTCCGTAAATTCACTGGCAAGCGCTCGTATGAAATCGATCATGAGGTTTTCTCTGCCGGCCTTCATGTTTTCGCTGATGGAGCATGCGAGCCGAACCCGGGCCCGGGCGGCTGGGGCGTGGCGGTCTACAGAGACGGTGTGGAAATAGCATCCGATCACGGCGGCGACGCTGATACCACGAACAACCGGATGGAGCTGACAGGGCTGCTGAGGGGTATCGAAGCCGCAAAAGCGCTCGGAGCTCCGGCGATCCTCTGGTGCGACTCTCAGTATGCGGTGAAGGGCGCCAATGAGTGGATGCACAATTGGAAGAAGCGGGGTTGGAAGAAGCCGGGGAACGAGGAGCTGAAGAACATCGAGCTTTGGCAGTCGATCGACGCTGCTCTCTCTGGCGCTGACCAGATCACTATTCGTTGGTGCAAAGGGCACGCCGGTATTCTCGGCAATGAGCGGGCGGATGAGCTGTCCAACCTTGGCATTGCGACGGTCGTCGGGGTCTCTCCCGTGCGGGAACCTGTTGATTACCTGACCGCCGAGTATCGGCGCCGCGTCGCTGAATAGTGCAACAATCTCAATTCTTTGCTATGCTTCGCAAATCGGAAACGAGGGCGTTCGAATGGGTCACTGGTACGTTGTAAGGACGAGGGCAGGACAGCAGAAAAAGGCCACCGTCGAATTCGACGACAATGGCATTACTGTCTATTGCCCCATGATGCGGCGGGAGACCCGGCACTTCCAAAGCAAGAAATGGCTGATGAAGGAATGCCCGCTCTTCACCGGCTACGTTTTCGCTTATCTTCGCATCTCGGACTTCGGAACCTTGCGTGAGATGCGGCATGTTCATTCCGTGCTCGCCGACGCAGGAGGTACGCCGATCCCTGTAGCGGGCAACATCGTGGAAGACATCCGGGACGCTCAGGAGCGCGGTGATTTCGACGTCCTCCGGCCACCTGTCCGGCGCCTCAAGGCTGGCGACACCGTACAAGTCAAGGACGGGCCGCTTTCAGGTCATTACGCCTCAGTAACGAATATAGTGGGGCGGCGCGCGATCAAAGCTTTTGTGGAAATCTTCGGATCTATGCGCGAAGTGGAAATCGGACTTGAAAGTATCAGGCGAGTAGCTTAGATTCGGGTTACAGCGATTTGCGGCCTGTTCTGCTGGGCACCATAGAGTGACCCACGGGGCCTAGGGGAAGTTCGCGCTCCCCGCTTCCGCTTAACTTTGCCAATTTTTCGGCTCTCGTCCACGTCCCGGCAGGCGCGTTTGCATTTCTCTCTGGCCCCCAGTGCTCTCGACGCTGTTTAACTGCACGCTCTCGCCGACAGGCCGGCTTACTCTTGGGATGAGAGACACTCCTGATAATCAAAAGAGAGCGGATCGAAGACGTCAAAGTCGAGCTCTTCGTTGACCAGCGCTTGATCAAGATGGCCTTCCTCTGCAAGAACTCTCCGCCAGGCGCGCTCCAGGTTTGAGAAAAATTCAACAGCATCAAGCCGCGTGGAGCCGCTTTGAACGTAAGCGCCAGGTATCGTTTTAATAGTGGCCCAAGACGCGGGATCGGTGGCGTCGAACGGTGGACTGAAGTGAACCGTGGTTCCGGCAGAGACACTGGGATCATCGGGCATTGCGAGGATTAAGTGCTTGCCGGTGTTCGCGATCAACTGACATTCCCTTAAGCCCGGGAGACGGGCGGAGTTTCTTTCGATAAAGCCCTTCGCCGGGCTGCGTCTTACTCGGCGTTCGTGACCGCACAGCTCCTCGTACCGGTCGTCGCTCACCGACGCTAGCAGCCAGTCACTCAGATGCCAGGCGGCTACAGCGCAATCGAATGCCGCGTAGCGTATATCAGGTGTCCATCTGGACTTCTTCAGTCGTGCGATATCGTATCGAAGCTTCAACAGAAGCCCCGATGGAGATGAAATGTCGAAAGTCTTACTCGCCTTCATTCTTAGGCCGGCGGATCTCGCCCCAGTGCGGCTTCCAGAGCCCGTCATCATCAATTACGACAAAGCTCACGTCGGGTAGCCGGCGCATTTGTTCGTGTTGACGAAAGATTGCTAGAGCCTCGTCCGGTAGCATCTCGTTGCTCCAGGTGCCGCGCCCCGGTTCACTTAAACGCGCGACAATGCGACCAACCTCATCCGCTGAGAGCCAGAGGGCGTAATGCCGGTCATTGTCGAATTCATCGCGGGAAATTTTTAAGTTCAACTGATCCTCCAAGTCGTAACGGCCCAGCCATGCCGTTCCCCCACAGCCAAGCTTTTCGAGCGCTCTGTAGCGTCGACGGTCAGTCGGCGGATTTGTCCTCGATCCCAAAAGCAATCGGTCAGAAGCGGTCGCAGATGATCTTCGCGATCCACGCAGAGGTAAATTCGAAGTTTTCCGGGAGGGCTTCGAAGTGATTGTCGGAGAAGTCCGATGCAATTACACGGGATTTTGCCCCCTCGCTCGCTTCGATCCAGAATCCAACAAATGTCGCACCTGCGTAAAACAAAGCAAAACAGTCGAGCTTGATGCTGCCCAGCCTCCTTGCAGCCCACCGCATCGCTTCGGTCTCGGCCGCACAAGCGCTGTACCCGACATCTGTGTCCGTCAGCCACTGGTGGGGCTCATCTCGCTCGAATACGAAGCCGCCTCTTGCGGAGACATATGGCCCCAGACAGCGGTCTGCCATTGCCCGGGCGGACGGCTTGTCCTGAGCGACAAAGAGCGCCCGAAACCCTTCAGGGAGTGTCCGGTGCAACCTTTCATCTCCACAGATGGCACGTGCCGAATCTATTCTCATTAAACAGGCATGCATGAATGTCCTCCAGGGTCGGCAAACGCAACGCGCGAGAACTTCGCGCGAGTACTCGCTAAAGGCAATATTGCATGACAGCTGAAACCCGAAATAACGGGGAAAAAACGGGCAAGCCAGTGCCTCCCGTTGAGCACCAGTTCAAGCCTGGCAATCCGGGCCGCCCGAAAGGCGCACGAAACAAGCTCGGCGAAGCATTCCTGGAAGCGATGCACGCGGATTTCGAAGAGCATGGCGCCAGCGTTATTGAGACAGTCCGCAAAGAGAAGCCCGACCAATATCTGAAGGTCGTCGCCTCGATCCTCCCGAAGGATCTGAACGTCAACATCAACAGCATGGACGATTTAACGGATGAGCAGCTTATCCAGCGCATCCGGTCCCTCGACTCCGCAATCCGGCCTTTCCTCGATGCTCAAGGAGCAAGCGGCTCTGTTGGCGGAACTGGACCGGAGACGACGCACTAACCTGCTGAGCGGGTACAAGCCTTACTCGAAGCAGAAGGAATTCCACGCGGCCGGCAATCGCTACCGCGAACGCCTTTTCATGGCGGGCAATCAGTTGGGCAAGACGCTCGCTGGTGCTGCCGAGGCTGCAATGCATCTCACTGGCAAATATCCGGACTGGTGGGAAGGTAAGCGCTACGACAAGCCGATTGTTGCTATCGCCGGCTCGGAGTCATACGAACTGACCAGGGACGGCGTGCAGCGCCTTCTCGTTGGCCCTCCGATGACTGAGGAGGAATGGGGCACTGGGTATATACCGAAGGCCGATATTATCTCCAGCACCCGGCGCTCTGGCGTGTCCGGCGCGCTGGATAGCATCACGGTTCGGCACGTCTCGGGCGGAACGTCAACGCTCCTGTTCAAGGCATACGAGCAGGGTCGCGGTAAGTGGCAGGCAAATACGGTTAATTACATCTGGTTCGATGAAGAGCCGCCCGAAGACGTGTATTTCGAAGGCATCACGCGAACCAACGCAACGCAAGGCCTGATCGCCGTCACGTTCACGCCTCTCAAGGGCATGAGTTCGGTCGTCGCCCGGTACATTCTGGAGCACTCTCCGGATCGCAGCGTCATCACGATGACGATCGAGGACGCGGAGCACTACACGCCGGAAGAGCGGCAGAAGATTATCGACAGCTATCCTGCTCATGAGCGGGAAGCGAGGACGAAGGGCGTTCCGTCGCTCGGCTCGGGTCGGATCTTCCCGGTAGCTGAGGAACTAATCACGGTCGTTCCCTTCGAGGTTCCGAAGCATTGGGTCCAGATCTGCGGGATCGACTTTGGGTGGGACCATCCAACAGCCGGCGCTCGGCTGGCATGGGACCGTGATGCAGACGTGATCTACGTCACGACGGTTTACCGACAACGTGAGGCGACTCCCATCGTGCATGCGGGCGCACTGAAGCCGTGGGGCGCTTGGCTCCCATGGTCATGGCCACACGACGGCAACAACGATATGGCCGCCGGCCCGAACCTCGCATCGCAGTACAGGGCGCAGGGGCTGAACCTGCTCCCGGAGAGGGCGACTTTCGAAGACGGCAGCAACAGCGTTGAGGCTGGCCTCATGGAAATGCTGGACCGGATGATAACCGGCCGGTTCAAGGTCTTCTCGACCTGCGGCGAGTGGTTCGAAGAGTTCCGGCTCTATCACCGGAAAGACGGCAAGGTCGTGAAAGAGCGTGATGACGTGATTTCAGCCTCCCGATACGCGCTGATGATGAAGCGCTTTGCCAAGGTCAAGGCCGAGGCGGCCGCATGGAAGTTCCAAGATCGGAAGGTTGTTTGATGGCTGCAATGTCGAAAGAGCAGGTTGCGGCCCAGGTCTCGCAGCTCGTCAAGGATTGCGAGAACTATCGGGACGAGCTTTCCGTCGATCGTATCAAAGCGATGGAGTATTACGACGGCGAGATGAAGGACACGCCGGCCGACGCGAACCGATCGAAGGTCGTCTCTCGTGATGTCCGCTCGGCTATCAAGAAGGTTCTGCCGTCTCTCATTCGCACGATCCTCGGCAATGACAAGGTTGTCGAATACCAGCCGGTCAATGAAGGGGACGAGGCAGCGGCAGAACAGGCGACCGACTACATCAACTATGTCGTGTTCCCCGAGAGCGATGGCTATGACGCCGTACAGGACGCCGCGCACGACGCGCTGAAGCTCCGCAACGGCATCATCCGCTGGTGGTACGACAAGAAGCGGAAGGTTCAGGTCTCCAAGCATACCGGCCTTGAGGAACAGGCGCTGGTTCAGCTCGTCGCCGACGATGATGTCGAGGTGTTGGAGCAGGAGCAATACGAAGAGCAGATCGACACGCCGCAGGGACCGCAGCCGGTCACGCTCTACAATGTGAAGATCCGGCGCGTGTCCGAATACGGCTGCACGAAGCTCGCCGCGGTCCCGCTCGAGGAATTCCTGATCCATCCGGATGCAATCTCGATCGACGACAGCCCGATAACGGGCATGAAGACGCGCCTGCGCCGCTCCGATCTGGTCGAGATGGGATACGATCGGGAGAAGGTCGACAGCTTCCCGGCCTCGGGCTCGGATATCGAGGAGGAGGAAGAGGAATTCACCCGCAGGCGCGATGCCTTCGACGAAAACGACTCGATCGTCAAGGCGCTGCAGGAGGTCGATTACTACGAGCTCTATGTGAAGATCGATGCGGATGACGACGGCATTGCCGAACTGCGCCGCATGGTCTTTGCCGGCGGCTTGGCAGAGGTCAATCTCCTCGAAGACGAGGAATGGGATGAGGTTCCCTTCGCCGATCTGATCACCGAGCGCCGACCGCACCAGCGCGAAGGCAATTCGGTCACCGACGACATGGCCGAAATCCAGCGCGTCAAGACCGTGCTGATGCGCCAGACGCTGGACAACCTCTATTGGCAGAACAATCAGCAGCCCATCGTCCAAGAGGGCACCATTGCCAACCCGGAAGCGGTGCTTAATCCGAAGTTCGGGCAGCCGATCCGGGTAAATCAGGGCATCGATGTCCGCGGGGCGATTGGCTACAACACCGTGCCTTTCGTTGCTGAGCAGTCTTTCGGCATGCTCTCCTATCTCGATCAGGAAGCAACCGACCGGACCGGCATTTCCGACGCTTCCTCGGGCATGGCGCCGGATGCACTGCAGAACATGACCGCCAAGGCCTCTTCGATGATCGAGGCGGCAGGCGTCGGCCAGACCGAATTGATGGTCCGCACATTCGCGCAGGGCCTCAAGCGCGTGTTTCAAGGCCTTTTGCGGCTGGTGATCAAGCACCAGGACAAACCGCGCACAGTGAGGCTCAGAAACCAGTGGGTAACCTTCGATCCGCGCCAGTGGAATGCGGACATGGACGTCACCGTGAACACCGGGCTCGGCGCCGGCACGCGTGAACGCGACATGATGATGATGCAGGTGGTTGGCCAGCAGCAGGAGAAGCTGCTCGCGGCTTACGGGCCCGTCAACAATCCGTATGTCTCGGCGGAGAACATCTGGAATTCTGTCTCTCGTGGCGTGGAAGCCGCCGGCCTGCGCACTCCGGACCTGTATTTCACCAAGCCGACGCCGGAGCAGATCGACCAACTGCAGAAGGCGCAGGCGAGCAAGCCCGATCCCGAGATGGAGAAGGTCAAGATCAAGGCTCAGGCCGACCAGCAGAAGGCCCAGCTCGACGCCCAGCTCCAGCGCGAGAAGATGCAGCAGGAAGCGCAACTCGAAACCCAGCGCATTCAGCAGGAAATGGCCCTGAAGCGCTACCAGATCGAGCAGGAGATACAGCTCAAGCGCCAGACCAACGCCATGCAAATGCTGACGCGTGAACCGGTATCGAGCGTGAACATCGGCGGGGATCCGGGCTGATGCGACAGGAAGACAAGGTCGCAGCGGCCCGCGTGCTGCTCGACATGCCGCTCTTTCATCTGCTGATGGATGAACTCGAAACAGCGGCCGTCAACGGCTGCGTGAACGCCAAGAACACAGATCATGATGCCCGCGCCGCCTTTGCGGCCGAAGTGCGGGCAATCCGCAATCTCAAAGGCAAGATCAAGTTCCTCGCCGAGGGACAATCCTCTGCCGATGGGAAGGGCGCCCCGGCATAGGGCCGCGGCCAAACCTAAAAGGCAAAGCCAGACATGACAGACGCAGCCACCAACTCCCCTTTTGTGGGGGAGAGTGATAGCGGTCGCCCCGCACTCAGCTTCGATGACGCTGTGAACCTCGACTTCGCCGAGTCCTCCGAGACCAACGAGCCGGAAGAGGAAGAGCAGCAATCGACGAATGCGACGGATGAGGCCTCTGAAGATGGCCAAGAGACCGACGATCCCGCAGCCGAAAGCGACGAGTCTGCCGAACCCGAAGAAGAGGGCGCGGAGACCAACGAAGCCCAGGACACCATCATTACCCTGAAAGGCGGTGAGCAGGTTCCTCTCGAGGAGCTGAAGCAGGGTTATTTGCGGGAGAGTGACTACCGCCGGAAAACTCAGGAGCTCGGCAACAAGCGCGGATCTCTTGAGGCCATGACCACCCGCGTCGCCTCTACGGCGAACGCCATCGCAGAATTCCTGATCCAGCAGCTTCCACCGGAGCCATCGCGCACTTTGGCGATGCAGAACCCGAACGAGTACACGCGCCAGAAGGCCGTTTACGACGGGGCTCTTGAACAGGTTCAGCGCCTCATCGACATGAGCGCCGAGCCGAAGCAGGTGGCGGGCGAGCTCAAGCAGGCCGCGACAGAGGAAACTCTTGCGGCCGAGAACGCTAGGCTGCTCGACGCCTTCCCGCACCTCGCCAAGGAGGAAGCCCGAGAGAAGTTCTTTACCGACGCCTTCAAAGCCGGCCAGGACTTCGGGTTTTCTCAGGACGAGATGCAGGGTTTCACCGATCACCGTTACTTCAAGGTCATCCACTACGCCCAACTCGGCCTCCAGGCAGAGCAGGCGAAGAGCAAGGCCATGACGAAGGTGGCAAACGCCCCGCCGGCGACGGCGAAGGCCAAGCCGAACGGGCCGGTTAACCCGCAGGCGCGCAAGAATCAGGATGCGATGAAGAGGTTGTCAAAAAGCGGGTCGATCAAGGACGCGATGTCGATCGACTTTGAATAATCCATCTTCAAAGGATCAGAACCATGGCAGCTCTCGCCAACACCTTCCAGACCACAAATGCGGTCGGCAACCGTGAAGAACTCTCCGACGTGGTGTCCCGCATCACGCCGGAAGACACGCCGATCTATTCCCTCATCGAAAAGGGCAAGTGCGTCTCAGTCCATCCCGAATGGGAAACGGACGAACTCGCCGCGCCGGCCGCGAACATCAAGCCTGAAGGTGACGAATACACCTTCGGCGCCATCACTCCTCCGGAGCGCATGGGCAACTATACCCAGATCATGCGCAAGGAGTGGATCATCTCCCGCACGCAGGAAACGGTGAGCAACGCCGGCAACGCCGAAAAGCGGAAGTATCAGAAGCTGAAGAAGGGCGTCGAAATCCGCAAGGACGTCGAGTTCGCCATCGTCGACACCAACGCTTCCGTGGCGGGCTCCACCCGCGAATTCGGCTCGCTGAACACCTGGATCGAGACCAACGTTTCCCGCGGCGCCGGTGGCGCCAACGGCGGTTTTGACTCCGGTACCGGCCTGACCGTTGCCCCGACCGATGGCACCCAGCGCGCATTCACGAAAACCATCCTGGATAGCGTGATGCAGTCGGGCTACCAGAGCGGCGCCAACTTCCGGCACGTCTCGGTGTCGCCCTACGTCAAGAGCGTGTTCGTCACCTTCATGTCGGACGCCAACGTGGCCCCGTTCCGCTATGCCGTCTCCAAGGGCGGTGAGCGCAACACCATCGTTGCGACGGCCGACTACTACGAAGGCCCGTTCGGCACGGTCATGATCCACCCGAACCGCGTTCAGGCGGTGGGTGCGCAGCAGGCGCGCAATGCCTTCTTCCTTGACACCGACATGGTCGAATTCCTCTGGCTCGACAAGATCCAGGAGGACAAGAAGGTCGCCAAGACCGGTGACGCTGACAAGGGTGTGATCATCGGCGAAGGCACGCTCAAGGTGAAGAACGAGAAGGGCCTCGGCGTCGCTGCCGACCTCTTCGGCCTCACCGCTGCGAGCTAATCGGGCTCGATCATCATCAACAGGGGCGGGCTTCGGCTCGCCTCTTTCCATTTCAGGAGACAGAGACAATGGCAGACGCCAAAAAGACCCCCGTCAAGCTGCTCTATGACGTGTGGTTCAAGGATGACGAGCGCACGCCGGCCGGGACCGTAATCGAAGTTCCGGTTTCGGAAGCCAAGAAGCTCATCGACGCCGGTAAGGCCGAGCGCGCCGATCCGCTTCCTGGAGACGCCGAATGATCATCAGAGACGGAGAGTGGACGCTCTTTGACCACGACATGATGACCGGCCGCTCCGTCTGGCACTATTTCGACGGGGAGAAGGACGTTTTCCGCGTCGATTATCCGATCACGAACATCGTCAACCAGAACCAGGCGGCCCGCAATGAGGCGAGCCGCGCATGGGCCGGGGACTGGCACCGTGTCGCATCGATCCCGCTTAACGTCGCCTACGACTCCGGCCTCGTACAGGCCCATAGCGAGGGCGACGACCGCTATGTGAAGCGGTTCCTCAACAGTTCCGATAACCGCGCCTGGCGGACGAAAGAGGGGCATCTATGACCATCTCGGACTATGCGTCCCTCCTGGTGGATGCCGGCGAGTATTCGGGGCGTGAGGACATCGCCCACAACTTCCCGCGCTTCCTTGGACTTGCGGAGCTGAAGCTGAACCGTGGGCTTCGTGTCGCCGAGATGGAAGTGACCGACGAAATCTCGCTGGTCGACGGCGACGGCACGCTTCCGCCTGACTTCCTCGAGGCGCGCGAGGTCAAGAACGCTGCGGGCATTCCCATTCGTGCAATCTCGCTGCAGCAGTTGACGAACAGCTATATGGACCGGAGCGGCACGGGGCCCGGCGGCTATGCCATCGTCGGCAGCACCATCAAGGCGCGTCCTATCTCCGATCAGGACCTTACCGTCACCTATTACGGCCGCATTCCGGCGCTGACGCCGTCGAACCCGACGAACTGGCTCTTGGAGAAGGCGCCCGACGTCTACCTCTTCGCCCTGGTCAATGAAATTGCCATCTGGGGCAAGGATGCCGACGGCGCCACGGCCGCGCAGCAACTGATGATGATGGCGCTCAGTGGGCTGAAGATCGAGGACGAGCGCAGCCGCTGGGGCAATGCGCAGATGGTCGTTGGAGGCGTGACGCCATGAGCCTGCTATCCGCGATCAATCAGGTTTGCGACGTCGTCTCGCTCTCGCAATTCGACAATGTCTATGGTTCCGACGAGCCTAACGCTCAAACCATGGTTGCCCTGGCGCAGGAAGCCGGTGACGAGATTGCACGCCGTGCCGATTGGCAGAAGACACTGAAATTCCACACCGCCGCGGCGTCCCCTGAAAACCTTCCGACCGACTTCCAGCGCCTGACGCCGGGCGGCTCTGTGCGGAAATCGGATGGCATTTTCGTGCGGCCGATCACAAACAGCGGCCAATGGGCGGTTATCGTCGGTGTCCCGTCCACCACGCCATATTTCTTCATCAAGGGCGGTCAGGTGTTGTTCTCTCCGACCTCTGCCGCAGTCGGTGCCATCATTGATTACGTCTCGAAGAACTGGATCCTGAACGATCCGGCCGGGCCGCAGGCGACGTTTCAGGCCGACGACGACACGGCGCTCTTTCCCGAAAGGCTGCTCGTGAAGGGCATCATCTGGCGCTGGAAGCGGCAGAAGGGTCTTGCCTACGAGGACAACCTCGCCGAGTTCGAAGCCGACCTCGCACAGGAGATCAACGCCGACAGGGGGGCAGGATGAGAATTCAGCCCAGAGCGGGCCGTATAGGGCAATCCAACCGCGGATCAGTATCTATCGGCAGACAGCAGTCATCGCAGCCGGTGACCTTCCCCGCGCCAAAGGGAGGCCTTGTCACCACGGCAGACATGGCCTCGCAGGAGCCGGGCTCGGCAACGGTGCTCCGGAACTTCTTCCCGACCCTGATGGGCTGCAAAATCCGTGGAGGATCACAGAGGAAGGGACTTGCGGCGGACGGCGGCGACATCAGGAGCGCGTTCAAATACAAATATGGCAGCAATGAAAAGCTGTTTATGGCGACGAACGCCGGCATCTACAACATGACCGCACCGGCCGCGCCGCCGACCACGACCGCGGCGGAAGTTTCCGGCATGAGCGGCGGCGACTGGTGCGCATTCCAGCATACCAATGCCGGTACGTCCTGGCTCGTCTGCCTGAACGGCGCCAACGACAGGCGGCTCTACAACGGCACGACCTGGACGACGACGCCGGCCATCACCTTCACCGATGGCACGACGATGGCGCAGCTCAATTACGGCTGGCTGTTCAAGAACCGAGAATTCTTCCTGAAGAACGGCACGCTTGACGCCTATTACCTGCCGGTGAACGCGGTGGGCGGGGCTGCCGTCGCTTTTCCGCTTGGCGGCGTGATGAAGAAGGGCGGCTCGCTGCTGACCGGCTTCTCCTGGTCGCTCGAGAGCGGTGACGGGCTTTCCGATCTCTGCGTGTTTCTGTCGACTGAGGGCGAGATTGCCGTCTATGCGGGTTCCGACCCGTCGAGCGCATCCGACTTCGCGCTGAAGGGCGTCTACCAGATCGGCAAGCCGTTGGGGAAGAACGCATGGATTCGGGCAGGGGGTGACATCCTCATTGCCACGACGGACGGGCTGACTCCGATGTCGCAGGTGTTCCAGCGCGACCGGCAGGCGCTTTCCCTCGTCTCCGTCTCGCGGCCGATCGAGGATGATTGGCGCAAGGCCGCGAACGCCACCGGGACCGGCTGGACGCTGAAGCAGTGGCCGGAACAGAACCTGGTGTTCGTTGCATTCCCGGAAAACACCGTCGTCACCGACACGACCTATGTCCTGAACGTGTTGACCGGGCGCTGGGCAACGATCAGCAATTGGCAAGCGCTCTGCTACGAGACGCTACAGGGCGGGCTCTTCTTCGGTGGGCCCGATGGCTATGTCTGGCAAGGGGACGCAGGCGGCACGGATGACGGGTTGACCTTCTCCTCCACTTATCTCTCGCAGTTCTCGCCGGCCGCTCAATTCGGACAGCGTTCGACGGCGACTCTCGCTCATATGTACTTCCGGGCAAAGACGAAGCCGAAGGTCAGGCTGTTCGCACGCGCCGACTATGACCGGTCAACGCCGACATTCGCCACGGCGACTGAGGGCGATGCGACCTCGTCCGAATGGGACGTCGGCCTGTGGGATGTGGCGATCTGGGACGGCGTGTCCGAGGTGCAGCGCTACGACTTTCGGCAGAACGTCCGGGCGACGGGCGACATGATCGCTGTCGGATGCGTCATTACCTCTGGCGGCGATTTCAAGCTCGATATCGAGGTCGATCTCGCCACCGTTCAAGTCTCAACCGGGGAGGCGAGCGCCTGATGTTGCCGAGCGAACCGGAAGCGGTGCGCGCCGCATTCCTGCGCTGGACGCTCGGCGACGAGGCGGCGGCCGACTTCCTCGCCGAGATAGCCGCGATTGCCCGCCTAGCAGACGACATCGTCGATGAGGACGAGAACCGGCAGAGGAATGTCTGCTGGCTCCTGGTCCGCACGCTGACGCGGCTGCCGCAGAATCCGTTTTTCATCGAGCACGCCGCCGTCCTGGCGCCGATCATTCACACCGTCATCGTTCAATGGGAACTTAGCGATGAATGGCGCTCCTCGCATGATGCTCTGAAGAGGCAATTCGGATTCGTGATGCGCGAGGCGGTCGGCTCCATAGTTACCGCTGTAGCGGCGATCTGCGGCGGCTACGACCACGCCAAGACCACAACGGAAGACTTCTTTGAACTCTGCCATTCCGGCTCGCGAGAGACCGTCGAAGACTGGATAAAGGATTAGAACATGGGCCTTTACCCTGACGCACCGAAAGCGCCGGACCCCCAGCAGACAGCCTCTGCGCAGACCGCGACCAATATCGGCACTTCCGTTGCCAATAACGTCATGGGCAACGTCAACCAGGTCACGCCTGATGGCAGCCTGACGTACACCTATACGACGCAGAAGTGGAAAGATCCGCTTAGCGGCAAGGAATACGATCTGCAGGTCCCGACCGCGACGCAGACGCTTTCGCAGCAGCAGCAGGCGATTAAGAACCAGACCGACACCGCCGAACTGAACATGGCGACCCTTGCCAACACCCAATCTGGCAAGCTGAACGACCTGCTTGGCAAGCCGATCAACATCTCCGGCGCCCCTGCTGGTGGCAACGCCGGTGCAATCGGGCTGCCGCAATACCAGCAGTTCGGCAGCGGGCCGAAGCTACAGACCAGCCTCGGCAATTACGGCAACGTACAATCCTCGATCGCCGGCGCCGGCAATATTCAGAAGCAGGTTGCCGACAGCGGCAAGATACAGAACCAGCTCGGCAATGCCGGCGATATCACCCGCAGTTATGAGACTGACTTCAGCGCCGACCGGCAAAAGGTCGAGGATGCGTTGATGCAGCGCCTCAACCCGCAGATGGAGCGGGACCGGGCCGCTCTGGAAACGCGGTTGGCCAACCAGGGTCTACAGCCGGGCTCTGAGGCCTATAACCGAGCCATCGATGAAGCGAACCGGTCTTCCACGGATGCGCGCCTCGGGGCCATCCTGAGCGCCGGGCAGGAGCAGTCCCGTCTTGCAGGGCTCGCCAATCAATCGGCAACCTTCCAGAACTCAGCCCAGCAGCAGGCCTATAACCAGCTTCTCGGCTCCGGGCAGTTCGCCAACTCTGCGCAGGCGCAGCAATACGCCCAGAATGCCAACAACATGCAGATGGGCAATTCCGCCCAGCAGCAGCAGTTCGGGCAGAACCAGGCGCAATTGCAGGCCAACAACGCCGCGCAGCAGCAGAAGTTTGGCCAAGGTCTGGCCGGTGCTCAGTTTGGCAACGACGCTCTGCAGCAGCAGTACCAGAACCAGAACACGGCGACGGCCGGTAACAACGCCCTGCAGGATCAGAGCTTCAACTCGCAGCAGTCGAAGTTCAACATGCAGAACCAGCAGCGGGCGCAGTATCTGAACGAGCTTTACGCCCAGCGCAACCAGCCGATCAATGAGATCATCGGGCTCATGTCCGGGGCCCAGGTCAACAGCCCGAGCTTCGTCCCGACGCAGAGCAACCCAATGCCGACCGTCGATTATGCCGGCCTCGTGCAGCAGGACTATGCCAACAAGATGGGCGCATACAATCAGCAGCAGGGCATGATGCAAGGCCTTCTTGGAGGTGCTCTCGGCTTCGGCGGCCAGCTTGCCAGCCTCTCGGACAAGAACGCCAAGAAGGACATCAAGAAGGTCGGCGGCCTCTATGAGTATCGCTACAAGGGCGACGGCAAGAACGCTCCGAAGCGTATCGGTGTGATGGCGCAGGAGGTGGAGAAGATCCGCCCCGATGCTGTATCGCGCCGCCCTGACGGTCTTCGACAGGTCAACTACGGCGCCCTCTTCAATGCAGGAAAGCGCAAATGATGGGCTATACCGGCTATGGCGCAGCACCCACGCGCGAGGAATTGGCGAAGCGGCTACAGGCGCAGATCATGGACCAAGCTCTTCCCCAAACGATCGGTGGGGGCATGGGCATGCTCGGCGCCGGCCTAGCTGCCAATTTCGCAAAGCAGAATGCTGCATTCCCGACCGCTCCGGGCGCCGCAAAGCCGTCTCTGATGACCGGCTTGGCTAATTTCTTCACTGGCGGCCGCAATGGAGGTCTTTACTGATGGCCCTTTCCTTCTTGTTCGGCGGCAACACCAAAGAGACGCCGGAATCCATCAAGCGCAAGCGTGAGCTGGCAATGGCGATCATGGGTGCCTCGCCCGCCCCGAAGAATATCGGCGAGGGCCTGAACGCGCTAGGCTCAGGCATTGTTGCGGGTGTCATGAACCGGCGCGCCAATAAGGCGGAAGACGAGGGCCGTGCCTCTGCGGATACGGTTTTCAAGAGCGCGATGCAGGGCCAGCTTGCCAGCCAGATCATGGGAACCGCGCCATCGAGCATGGGCATCAATCCGGCGAGCGGCGGTGCATCTGGCGGTTCCGGCTCCTATCGTGACGCCATTGCCTCGATCGAGAGCGCCGGGAGCGGCGACTACAAGGCTGTAGGCCCGACGCATCCGAAGATGGGCCGAGCACTCGGTCGCTATCAGATCATGGAAGCCAATATCGGCCCATGGTCCCGTGAAGTGCTCGGCCGTGAGGTGAGCCCCGATGAGTTCATGGCGAACCCGGAGCTTCAAGACGCCATTTTCGACGGCAGATTCAACAGCTACGTGCAGAAGTTCGGGCCGGAAGGCGCGGCGCAGGCGTGGTTTGCAGGCCCGGGCGGCGTCGGCAAGACGAACCGCAAGGACTCCCTCGGGACAGACGTCGGCACCTATGGGCGCACGTTCATGAGCGCGCTCGGCCCCCAGGCGCAGCAGCCAACAGAGGTAGCCAGCCTTGACCCTGCAGCCGGCATGCCTCCGCAGACGGCCACAGGAGCGGTCAACGCTATGGCTGCCGGAGGTGGCGCTGTTATCGCCGACGAATCCCAATACTCGCCAGAGGACAGGGCGCGCCTTGCCGCTCTGCGCGGTCCCGCACCTTCTTCCGTCCCTTACAGCGGCCCAGGCGCGCGCTTAGACACGCCCACGGCTGTCTACGACGACAAAGGTTTCCGTATGGAACCGCAGGCCCAGCGGCCGCAGGAGGCCACGCCTTCCCTGTCGGATGAGGTCGCGGCCTTCGAGCAGACACCGGAATATCGGGCCCAGTTCCCCGGTATGAACGCGCAGCAGCCACAGGCGCAGAGCGCGCCCCAAGGCATCCCGCAGCAGTTCCAAAGCTCTCAGCAGCTCGCCAACGCCCAAGGCGGCATCATGCCGGCACTGATGGGCGGTTCTCCTGCCTTTCCCGATCAGGTCGCGCAGGCGCAGGCAATGGGGCAGCAACAGCCGCCGCAGCAGGCACCGGCACAGGGTGGGCCGGATAAGATGGTTCTCCTTCAGGCCCTGAGCAATCCGTGGCTGTCGCAGGAACAGAAGGCCGTTCTCCAGACGCTGTACCAGCAGCAGGAGCAGCAAGAGCAAGCAGCCCGCGAACAGCAGACATGGATGCAGCGCCAGCAGTACGAGCAGGAGGCCATGCGCAACGATCCTTCCTACCAACTCGGGCTGAAAAAGACGCAGGCCGAGCTGGATCAGATGGGCAAGCCGGAATATCGGACGCTCACGCCGGAAGAGCGCAAGCAATACGGCATTCCCGACACCGATCAGCGTCTCTACCAGGTTTCTCGCGGCGGCAAGGTGGATGCAGTCGGCGGCGCCGGCCAGACGATCAATGTTGGCAACGAGATTGATGCTCGTAAGGCAGCCGCAGCAGAGCTAGGGCTTTCTCCGGACGACCCACGCTATGAGTCGTTCGTGCTAACCGGGAAGTTCCCGCGTGAAGACTCCCAGTCTCTTACAGCGACTGACAAGAAGGCAATTCTCGAAGCCGACGAGATGGTTGCGGCAAACCAGAGCGCCCTCGATGCCCTATCGCAGGCAGAAGGGCTTTCCGACAAAGCGAATAGCGGTTGGTTTGCGGGCGCGCGGGCGTCGATCGGCAACAATCTGCCTGACTGGATGGTGCCGGACATCGTTTCGAGCCCGCAAAGCTCCCAAGCCACGACCGACATGGACAACGCCATCATTGGCCAGGCCATCACGCAGCTCAAGACCATCTTCGGCGGGAACCCGACAGAGGGCGAACGAAACATTCTCCTCGAACTTCAGGGTTCGTCGACCATGCCTCGAGAGGTCCGCAAGCAGGTGTTTTCCCGCGCTCGAGCGTTGGCCGAAAAGCGGCTGCAGTTCAACAATGATCGAGCAGCCGACTTGCGCGGTGGAACCTACTACAAACCCGATCGGGCGCCCGCCACCGGTCAGAACATCGATGACCTTCTGAAAAAATACGGAGCGCCGTGA